CCCATGCACACCAGTTATTACACCACAAGGCGTGACTATTCCTATATTTATGAATCTTTCACATATACTGCGAATCTCATCGCCATAGCTCTTCTGATATAAACTACTTATGTATTTGAAAGCTTGCCTAATAAGTTCTGAATTGACTGAAGCGTCGTAAGAGCTAAAGTCGACGGATAAAAGTAACTTATCGCTAGACTTGGCATTCTTAACAAGTTTAGTTACTGCGCGATCTACCTCTTCTGTTCCTGCAAGTGCAGTTCGCCAACTCATAGATTTTTGGTAATCTAGAACAGGGAAATAAAATAAGGCCTCTCTCAGGGTATCGGCAATCGGATAACCCCAAACATTACGAGTTTTATTCCCTTCTTGAGTACGTGTAAATAGTATACATGGGTAATTCTGAGATAGTAAATCATCATAATCGCCTAAAACTCTATCTTTTATTCTAGACTTCCTAGTGTAGTAGGGTAAACCCGAGTTAGTGTTATTCTTTAGCTTTAGCACACCGTTAGACAAACTCAAAGGTCTCAAATTACCGATATTATATTTTACACTAGGAGAAGTGTCTGATTTCTTATTAAAATAAGCCTCCAGAGAGTTGATTCTTTTCGCCCAAGGTTTAGCTATAGACCTAGGTCCGTACTTTTCCCTATTTTGAGCCTCTATACTACTCAGTGTTTCGTTTATCTTGCTTTTGCCTAAATCATAGATTTTATCTAAACCATCTAAGATTAAATCCGGAGACATTGATTTACCAATAGGAGTTAAATATATCTCGTCGCTACCTTTAGCTAAGCCGTCTAAATGTATGGAAAGCCTCCTGATTACATCCTCAGATAATTTAAGGGATTTAAGAAAAGAGTAATCATTTGGGTTTGCAAGTAAATTAGAAGAGTCATCAAATTTCTGATTTTCTGTAGGCTCGTTGTACATCTTTATCTACCTCGTTTATGTTCGCTCGTATGCTTTACGCTTTTAGATTTAGTGAATTTATACTTCCCCATATTATCTTTATTATTATGATAATTATTTCTGCCATTTTTACTTACTCCTTTGTTATTATTAATTAACCCAATCGACATGAGCCAAGTAAGGACTTTTAGAGAAGTTTCATAAACTGCATCAGCTGTGAAGTTGACTACTTTAATGGACCCAGTAGGCTGGGTACTGAAATAAGAAGTCCCATCAAGGCCAGGTTGGAATTTTTCTCCCCTTGAAGCTAAAACCTAGATTCGCAAATTAAGGAATCATGTTTGTACTATTATAACTCCATCTATTATAGCTTGTGCCATCATAATTAGATGAAATAGGTTGATAAAGTGAAGGTGTCCAATTACTATTCCCAGTATCGTAAAATGCCGAAGTGCAGAAGGCCGCACCGTCTAATGTATCTGTATAACAGCCATAAAACACCCTCTGATCTCTTACTGGTCCAACCAATTTGTAATTTGCAGTACTAGTTGTAACATTCAGGATTGGTAAATTACAGAACACTGTAGTGAAATTTGGGTCATGCAAAGCCATAGAGTTACTAGAGTCGAAACTAGGGTTTACCCAATGTGGGCAAGCTCTACTAAGTAGAGAGAAAGTGTCTCTGTAGTCCTGCAAGTTGGATACGCTTGATGCTATAGCGCCACCATCGGCAATAAAACCACTCGCTGAACTAATTAATGGTACTGGACACAGTTTAATTAATCCGTTATCAGAAAGATTCTCTCTTCTATAAGTTTGCATAAGCCAATAGCAATAGGTCTTCAAATTAGGTGGAATAGGAATACCACTTAATATATATTTCAGCTGACTTAAATTATTTAGATAAGTTGCAGTTATGCCTTGTCGTAAAAACAGCATACCATCGTTCTTATTCAGTGGGTTATTTGTATAAGTCAAAACTGAATCGAAGAATAAGTAAGTCTGTAATACGTCAAGTAGTGCATTCATAGCATTATTAAGCCTATCAGCACTGACTGCACTAGTATTAATGCTAAACGAAACTGCGCGTTGCAGTTCATTCTGGAATTGGAATGCGATCACGTTGTTAAAGAAGATCTCTAATGGTTGTGAACTACTAGGAAACTGTGCTTTACCCAAAGTTATATGTAATGGGCTATATC